TCAGGCCCTCTTCAGCGCGTTAACATGGCGCAGAAAGTCCTGTCGCACCTCTTTGCTTTTGTAATTGACCGAGGCGTTACCGTCCTGATCGATAATAATGCGGTCCCCGTCCTCGACGGCTTCAATAATTTCCTGCTGACTCATCACCTGCAGTAACGACTCCGGGCTGGAGAAGATCGACATAACCAGACGTCTCATCGCGTGGCATCCTTATAAACAAAAAGGTTAAGTCTGGTCGATCCGCGCAGGCGCTGCCTTAAGGTTATGCTGAAAATGTTTAGCTTAGGGCCACACAGGGGAGGGTGAATTAACCTGCCAGGGCGCATAAAACCCACCATAATTAGTAGGGTTAAACAACGCCAGGTGACAATCATGAAGGACAATATTGACGAGTTTAAAACGCACTTCCAGGGGGAAGTGCTTCTTCCGGACGATGCCGGCTACGACGAGGTGCGCCAGATCTGGAACGCCATGATCGACCGCAAACCCGCGTTAATCGCACGCTGTACGTCAACGGAAGATGTGATGCAGGCCATCCAGTTTGGCCGCACGCACAATCTGCTCATTTCGATCCGCGGGGGCGGGCATAACATCGCCGGCAACGCCGTCTGCGACGACGGCCTGATGATCGACCTCTCGCTGATGAAGGACGTGCAGGTAGACGTGACCACCCGTACCGCCAGCGTCGGACCCGGCTGCACCCTTGCCGACTTTGATCGGGTGGTGCAGGCTCATGGTCTCGCCACGCCGCTGGGCATCAATTCGACCACCGGGGTGGCCGGCCTGACGCTTGGGGGCGGTTTCGGCTGGCTGAGTAGGAAGTACGGGATGACCATCGATAACCTGCTCTCGGCCGAAGTCATTACGGCAGACGGCCGGCAGCTGAACGCCAGCGAATCGGAAAATGCGGATCTCTTTTGGGGGCTGCGCGGGGGCGGCGGCAACTTCGGGGTGGTGACGCGCTTTGATTTTCAGCTCCATCCCGTCGGGCCGAATGTGCTGAGCGGGCTGATCGTTTTCCCGTTTGAGCAGGCCAAATCGGTGATCTCGCAGTTTGCTCGCTTCACCGAGACCATGCCCGAGGAGCTCAACGTCTGGATGGTGACGCGCAAGGCGCCGCCGCTGCCGTTCCTGCCCGTAGAGGTTCACGGCAGGGAGATGATCGCGCTGGCCCTGTGCTATGTGGGCGATCCGGAAGAGGGTGAGAGGATTATCGCGCCGCTGCGCGAGTTCGGTACGGTGCTGGGCGAGCACGTCGGCGTGCAGCCCTATACCGCCTGGCAGCAGGCCTTCGATCCGCTGCTGGCGAAAGGGGCGCGCAACTACTGGAAGTCGCACAACTTCGCGCAAATCAGCGACGGCGTGATCGATGCCATCATCGAATACGCGGCCAGGCTACCGTCCCCGCACTGTGAAATATTCATCGGAACCATTGGCGGTCAGACGACCCGCGTCGCGCCCGAAGCCATGGCCTACTCCAGCCGTGACGCGAACTACGTGATGAACGTACACGGGCGCTGGGAAACCGCCGCCGAGGATGAGCGCTGCATCGCCTGGGCGCGGGAGTTCTTCGCCAGATCGCAGCCGTTTGCCAGCAGCGGGGCCTATATCAACTTCCTCACCCAGGAGGAGACCGACCGCATCGCCTTTGCATACGGGGCGACCTGGAACCGGCTGGTGGAGCTGAAGAGTAAATACGATCCGACAAACCTGTTCCGGATGAATCAGAATATTAAGCCGGTGTAAGACCGGGACTGCGCCTGACCTGATGCAGAACGTCAGGCGCTTACAGACGCTAATTCGCAACAACCCCATAAACATTGCCGTTTACAGGCCTCTGTAAAATACAATAGTATACCCCCCTACGGTATTGTAGATCTGTCTTAACTTAATGATTATATTATCTAATTTTCGTGATTTTATTCGCTGGGGGCGTAGTGGGGGCAAACCCTAAATTGCGGTTCAACAAGTCCACCTGCTCCCCGTCAAACTCTTTAATCCACGCTGAGTAAACCCGGTACACCATTTCTGCATCTTCGTGCCCCAGTTGAGCGGCGATGAAAGACGGATTAGCACCCGCCGCCAGAGCCCAGCACGCGTATGTGTGGCGTGACTGGTACGGCGTGCGGCGGCGAATCCCTGCTTTTTTTACCGATGCGTCCCAGCGGTCTGTTATGGACTGGGTGCAAAAAAAATTTCCAGGGTGACCGTAGGCAAGGCCGGGAACAAAAACAAAGCGATGCTTTTGCACTTCGGTTTTACCGGACTCCCGATAATGTTGAACGATCTCCGTTGCTGGTAAGTCACCCGTGATCTCGTATTGCGCGCGCAGAGCATCGAGAGCGGGCGTGAGAAGGGTGATCACGCGGTCACCTGCTTTCGTTTTTGGCGGGACAAAATCACCCAGTGCAGTCAGGTTGCGCTGGATGTGTACCTTGCCAGTATCAAGGTCTACATCTTCCCAAGCCAGTGCCGCGATTTCACCGTGGCGTGGCCCTGCGTTTATGGCGAACTGCCACATATTCCGATCTTGGCCCGCGGTGGCCAGCATCATTGATGCATACTCATCCCGCTGCAGCGGATCCGGCTTTTTTCGGTCTTTATGCAGTTTTGGAATGTGTTCAAACGGCTTGTCAGTGATAAACCGGCTGCGGTGTGCGAAGCGCAGGGCCTGGCAGACAAGCGAAATATAGTCGTTCACAGTGTTTATACTGCGGCCAGTTTTTTTTCTTTTATTGCTGCCATCGTAAAAATTATCCCCTCGCAACAATTCTTTTCTGTACTGCATCATGTCGCTGTGAGTAATGTCAGCTATTAACGTATTCTCCCCGATAATCTGGTTAATCGTTCTGAGCTGCGCCTGTATGCGCCTCATAGTATTTCTGGACACATCTTCTTCTTTCGCATCAGACCAAAGTTTAACAAGTTCGCCCCAGGTATGAGCAACACGCGTGCTGGTAAATTTTTTAATGGCTTTTGATTCGGGAAAACGCTGTGCATAATCGAACTGACCGAGCTGAATCTCGCTAACGATAACCGCGCGGAGATTCCCGGCCTTTTTGATATTTGCGCTGCTCGGCAACCAACTCTTAAGCACTTCGCGGCAGCGAACACCGCGATACGTGAAAGTGATGCGAATCTTGCCATTATGCAGTTCAACGCCCGTGGGGAAAGACATTACAACTCCTGGATAAGCTGATTAATTCTGGGATAGTTGTACCAGAGGAGACCACGCTGAGTATCGCCGCCAGTTACACACTGGCGCTTGAAGTGAACGCCTTCGATCCATACACCACTTCGTAGTGCTTTTATCTGGCGCTCACTCAGACCGGTTTTCTCCGTGAGCTTTAATGCAACCATCCATTCTTCATTAAAGATGACATTTGCCATTTTTAACTCCGTAACGCCGCCACTGTAGCGCAGCGGCATTTGCCATGATGATTAAAGATAATCAGTTGCTTCATGCGGCGCAGTGTTTACGCCGCGCCACCTTCTTAACCGGCTCCACTGGCGCAACATAAAGCCACCAGTACCCGTTGGCCTGCTCCACTCTATTTAGCTTCTCCAGCTCAAGCAGGAGGGCGATAACACTCTCGTTTGTCATGCCCAATCGGTAAGCAATTTCGCGAGCACCAGAGCGACCGAACCACTGCAAAGACCTGATGACGCGCTGCAGATTCTCTTGTCTGTCCATCAGATGCCGTCCTGGTTGAGGACGCCTTCTGCCAGCATCGTTGCCATGGCCGGCAGGTCATCGAAGTCACCGCGGTAAGCTGGATTTGCACACATGCCATGAAGTGCGGCAATAATGAGTTTCTGGCGGTACGAGAGAATGTCTTCGGCGCGGTAAGTCAGAGAAATTTCGTCAGGAGCGACGCTCGGAGTTGGTTTCGCTTTTACTTGTGCTGACCCGATAGAAGTGGATGGTTCACCGGTCGCTCCGCTCATCAGGCCCTCGATAGAGAACACGCCATCACCCAGCTTTTCAATTATCGGCTGCGCGCTCCCGTCCACCCATTTTGAATCAGTTGGATCGCTGATACCCGACACAAATTCGCCTCGTTCAGCGGCCAGCTGCTCACTGGCTTGCTGGTCTGCCATTGCACGATCGACTTCTGCGTTGAGTTCAGCATCGCTTTTCGGGTTGCCTGCAGGTGGCACAGTTTCGCCCGGTAGAGGCGGTTGGGTTTCATCATTATTATTTTTCTCCTGAGTCCTGCGTGGTTTCGCACTGCAAGCGATTTCAATAGCTTTCGGGTCTGGGTTGGCGTGATCTGATTCAACCAGATTACGGCTGATGTACTCACGCAACTTGACTGGTTCAAAGTAAAGGTCTGCAGGAGCGGCCTTAATTAGCGCAAAGATAGCTGCACGGGAGTAATCCAGAATCCCTGGAGTGTTGCGTAACTTCTCCCACCACGCGGTGTACTGGCTATCTCGTTCAGCTTCGGCCATGCCCTTTGCGGGCACGAGGAATCTGCTGGGGATGGAATAAATGTCGATCTCGTCGTACATGCTCAGAATGGCAACTGCAATCTCAATCCCCAGCGTAGTCAGGTTGTGAACCAGATCCGGGCTGCGGTCGGTTTTGTTGCCACCGCCCAGCGTGGCACCGGAAATTGTATGCGTACTGCTGGCAGCTTGCGGACGTTTATCCAGTGGCGTATCAATCCACTGCGCGATCAGTTTTTTGATATCTGGCCATTGTGCGGTTCCCTTTGCCTTCTCACGTACCCACGCAAGCAGCTGCAGCTGACGTTCCGGCGCCAGCGCCAGAGAGCGGGGCTCTTTCGTCAGAGCTTCTGTTAATTCGCGGGTAAAGCTACTCGTATCATCATTAATCAGGTCAATAACCTGGCCGTACTGCGACCGGGTGATTTCTGTAACGGGGCCGAAAAGCGCCAGGCATGCAGCGCGTGAGTGCTGATCCAACTGGCTGACCGTTTTCAGCTCTTCCTCGGCTGCGTTCTCTTCCCATTCCGCCTTTTCATCACTCGCCGGCTGCGCCGCGGCAGGTTCATTCGCGCTGGCATTCCATACAGCCACGGTTTCGAAAAAGTCAGTGCAGAATGCGCCTGGCTCAACATGCGGCAGCCCGTCAAGATGCTTCCACACCTTCGCCTTGAAATAGTCACCCATATTGGCTGGGTAGTGCTCAGCCACTTTACCGGCAATAATGGCTTCCGCTGCGGTTTTGTTTGGGGCATTAACAAAAATACTTAGCGTTTTTAATTCAGGGTTTTCTTTTAATGCTTTGTCTTTAACAAACAAAGCACCACCAAAGACTTTTAATTCAATAGTCATAATAACCTCAATAATTTTTCTGTGAATAATTTCGGATGTTGCTTTGAACACGTTTGATTTGCGAAAGGGACTGTCTAGCTTTTGCGTATTTCAGGTAACAAACTGAATCCTTGCAAAAATAAAGTGTCTCAAATCTCCGGTAGCGTTTAATCTCGCGTGCATTTAGGTCGCACGAATCCCTGCGCTTTAAACATTGTGCACAATATTTCTGGTCCATTATATTTGCCGCCTTGTAGGCGAAGATGGTGTAATTTAATTAGAGTCAGTAGTTACTTTAATAATTGCCTCGTGAAAATCTGACTCAACTTTAAAACAGTTGGCGTTAAATAAACGCTCTTCGTAAATCGCCTGATCGCATTGTATCTGCATGGCATAAACATCTTTGATTGCTTCCGTGCAGTCAGTGCTGTTGAAGCAAATAGTTAAAGCGAGCGCGAATGACGGGGTCACGGTGACACACCTCCACGATGATTAAAGACTTCGCTGCGGCTACTTCATCCAGCATTTGCTGGTCATTGATAAACTCTGCGATGGTTTTTTTATTATCCAGCGCGGCCAGAAGAGCGTTAAGCTCTCCAGTGTTAATAGAACGCATGAATGACTCCCTTCCCTATATTAAACGTAAAAATAAATGTTCTGTGACGCCTGTCTTTTTCCCACATCAGGCTCGGTGGATCCTGCTATTCCCCAACAACAAGGATTCGTGTAATCTGGATATCCCTAACAACAACAAGGAGTTCAACATGTTCGCGAATGGCTATGAATACGAAGAAAAACATAGTCCCGCATATCAACGGCCCGCTCCAAAACCAGAGCCCAAGCCGAGAGAAGAGAAAAAGGGGTAAGCAATGACCAGGCATGACATTATCTTTGATATCAATTATTCCCATTACATGGAAAAAATGTTCTGCACAATAACCAGTAGAATTGATAAATTAATATCAGTGATATTGATGATGCTTGGTTGCGCTGTGTTTGCTCCCTACAACGGAAGCTTCATTTTTGGCGCGTTCATTGCAGCACTTTCAGCAATTCAATTTATTTATCAGTTTGGCAAGCAATCAGGTTTAGCCCAAGAGCAGTCAATAAAATATCTCGAGCTCATGACAGAAGCTGAGAGATATGATGACAATGAATTACTCAAGAGGCTGACCGACCTTCAAAAAAAGGACTGTTCTGTATGGAGTATTTTCGAGTCTGCTGCTTATAAAAAAGCCGCTATGAAACTGGGGTTTGATGACTCAACATCTCCGCTTAGCTTTACAGAAAAGTTGTTCGCTTTTTTTGCTGGTGGCTTGCCAAAGAATACAAGGTAACTCAGTTAAAATGGGTGATAGAGAGTTCGTACCAAACCATGCGCCGGGACAACCACGTCCACCTGCACCTAAACCAAAAGTGGTCAGGATTCAGGCACATGCAAGAAATGGAGTGAACGGACACGTACCTGGTGCGCCACGTCCTGCTCCTGTCCCTCAGCCAGCTCCGAGTCCAAAACAATGAAAACGTTGATTAGCAAATCAGGGAAAGTAGGTGATCATTCACCTTTTGCCCCTCGTCCTACACCAAAGCCAGCACCACCCACTAAACCAAGTCAAAAGTGAAGTAAGAGATATCCAGATTTTTAAAGAGCGAAGCGTCCGATTGGGCGCTTTTTTTGCCCTTATCGCCGGGCCGCGGAACGTTTTACCTGTCGCACCTGTGTGCTTAAGATGAAATTATAGTGAGCTAATGGCTAAATAAAATCAACCATAGGATAATGAAAAAGACGAAAAAAAACCGCCAGAAGGCGGTATTTATTTGATTTTATTTAGAATTTATTTTTGTCTGGTAGTTGGATCTGCATAAGTCGTGTAGAACTCCTTTAACTGCTGCAGTCGCATTTGAAAGGCTGCTAACATGTTTCGCCTTTCAATAGGCGGTAATTCCCTATACGTTTCAACTAGTTCCAGCTCATCCGCTGAAAAAGCCCCTCCGTTCTCCTCAGCACCCGTGAGCACCCAGGTTAATGAGGTTTTAGCCGCCTGGGCCAGCTTAGTTGCGGACTCCTTACTGATTGTCCCTCGTTTAAACCAGTTCGTGACTGATGTAGGGCTTACTTCTGCAATGCGAGCCATGTCAGCCCGTGACCAGTGATTAGTCTTCATCAGCTCATTAAGTCGGTTGGCAAGCGGCGTAGTCTGCGGTTCGGTCATTTCATTCACGTCGGTTGTATTCATGAGGCTAATTGTAAGCCAGTGGCTAGATAATTAAAAACTTCGGGTAGTTGACAGGTATTAGCCTTTAGCTCAATAATAATTATCCAAAAGCTAAATCGGAGATCATAATGTCAGGCTTAGACAAGGCAATCACAGCCGCTGGGGGTAAACGCAAGCTTGCTGAGGCCCTTCAAATCAAACCGTCGTCATTGAGTCGTTGGATCCATCGCTATCAGGGGCGTGTCCCATCTGCGCGATTAATCCAGATTTTTAAAATTACTGGCGTCACTCCGCACGAGCTGCGCCCCGATCTGCATCCAAACCCAACAAGCGGCATCCCGGAAGATACCGCCAAAACTCATAAGGACAGTGATTAATGGAAATCAAACACGAACACGTTGAATGCGTTCTCCTCGCTTGGGCTGCGGAAGTAGGGCAGGCCCACGCAGCTGAAGTTATTACCGCGGAATATCTGCGCCTGGGTGGCGGTTCACTGCCACTGGCCGCCGGTAATACCTGGGCTAATCAGCAGAATATCTTCCACCGCTGGTTGAAGGGCGAAACCGCACAGCAGCGCAAGAAGATCCGCATGCTGCTGCCGGCTATCTTGGCTGTGCTGCCGCGCACTATCCGTCACCGTCTGAGCATATACGACACGCTGGAGCGCCGCGCGCTGCTGGCAGCTCAGGATGCACTGGGCAAGGCCATTGATGCCCATGATGACGCTGTAGACGCGCTCTATCAGCAGGTGCAGTCGAGTGACCTGTCTGAATCACCCAAATTTCATTAAACCGGAGGTCGCCATGTTCAAAAATCAGGAACTGTTAAATCGCATGAAAAACGCTCTCCAGCGTAACGCAGCGAAAGCACCTGCGGTTCGTGGCGCTGAAATCCGGCCAGGCCAGAAATTCCGAGACGTTCGCGGACGGGAGATAACGCTGGTCAGCCGGACGCATGCCCGTGTGACTTTTCTCCGTCAGGGGTATTCGGATGTATGCGAGTTGAGCTGTAAAGAGTTCGAACGAAAGTTCAGAGAGGTCCAGTAGTGAGCGTGAAATTATCCGCCTGGGTGTGGGATGGCTGTGCCGCCTGCGGCGTGAAGGGCATCAAATTGTTGATCATGGCACGGCTCGCGGATTTCAGTAGTGATGAGGGCGTTTGCTGGCCGTCAGTCGATACGATTGCGCGCCAGCTGGGCGCTGGGCGTAGCACTGTCATAACGGCGATAACTCAGCTGGAAAAAGACGGCTGGCTGACACGAACAGAGCGCCGTAAAGGGCAGCGCAGCGCCACCAATCTGTACACCCTGAACGCAGAAAAAATGCGTCAGGCCGCTGCCAGTTATCAGGGGGCAGTTTCTGAACGTCCAAAATCTGAACCTTCAAATTCTGGACGTTCAGATTCTGAATGTTCAGGTTCTGAACGTCCAGAAAACGGCGAAAAACCGGGTTCTGAGGGTTCAGAATCTGGACACGATCCGTCAGTAACTACAGATCCATCATTAAAACAGATCTCTTCGTCTGGGAATTCTGACGAATCCCCAGACGGCGAATCTATCGAACAAAAAAACGCCTCACCGAAAGGCAAGTGGGGAACACCAGAGGATCACCAGTGCGCTGAATGGCTTTTTGGCCGAATCCGCCAGCTTTACGAAAAAGCCGCTGAGACAGACGGCGAGGTAGCACGCCCGAAAGACCCGAACTGGAACGCCTGGGCAAACGAAATTCGCCTGATGCGCACAATCGATGGGCGTACCCATCGCCAGATCTGCGACCTGTTTAAACGTGTCCAGGCTGACCCGTTCTGGTGCCGTAACGTACTCAGCCCCAGCAAGCTGCGCGAAAAGTGGGATGATCTTTCCCTGAAACTCTGCTCAGGAAATATCGGTGCCAGAGTCGACCCATTCGCTGTGGAATTCAAAGTAGATACCGAAATTCCTAAAGGATTTCGTGGTTAAGAAATTTAACGAGAGGAAATTTTTATGGCTAACAAACTTAAAACCGACCTACCGGGAAAGATCCTGAATCTGGTGCTTGAACGCGGTCGTCTGACACTTGATGAAGCGGCAGCGTTCGGCGGCGTTTCTCGTCGCACAGCGCAGCGTTATTTCAACGCAGCGGTCAATTTAGGGGGCCTCTATCGCTCCGCTAAGCACGGGGCATTTTTGAGCAAAGCCGCTTATCTGGCCTGGCGTGAAGAAATGGGCAAAGCGCATCAGATCGCCGAAGAAAAAGCCGAAGAACCAAAATTTATGCTGCCTTACGACCCGGCGCGAAATGTGATCTGTAACGAGTGCCGCAAAAGTCCGGTGATGCGCCGCGTGCTGGCGTTTTATGGAGCTGCGCAATGACCGATTTACCGAAGTGTCCGACCTGCGGAAAGGCGGTCGAGTATTTTGCCAGGGAGGGGCGCTGGTCGGGCAGGGCGGAGATCCGCTGCGTGGGCCATCACAGCATTGGGATGACATACGCACTCGGCTCGAAAGATAAGGCCCGCGAGCTGCTGATTAACAAATGGAACGAACTGAAAAAGGGAGGCGAGTAAATGGCTAACTCATTCAAACAGATGATTAAAGGTGGAGTCATCAAGCGTACTGATACCGGGATGTTTATCAGCCTGGACGATATCCACGTTCGCGAGGGCTTTAACAAACGTGAGGACGACGTGCGCACCCGGCAGGCGGATGATGATCTCTTCCAGTACCTGATGAACGGCGGAACGGTGCCGCCGCTGGAAGTTATGGCCCGCGATGATGGTGGTGTCTGGATTGTTGAAGGCCATCGCCGCCACCGTGGCTACGTTCGCTGCCGTGATGCGGGCAAGCCGGTAGACCGCATTCACATCATGCCTTTCGTTGGGTCGGACGTGCAGCGCCTGGCGCGCATTATGACGAGTAACAACCAGCTGCCGCTCTCAGTGGTTGAGCAGGCCGGGGTTATTCAAGAACTGGCTACAACGTTCAACCTCACCACAGCCGAAATAGCAAAGCTGGTCCACAAATCGATCCCCACCGTGGAAAAGCTGCTGACGCTCAGCACTGCTAATCAAGATGTGCAGGAAGAGGTTAAATCTGGCGCCGTTTCCGTAGAGGTGGCTGTCGATCGCGTGAAAGAGCACGGCGAAAAAGCAGGCGAGGTTCTACAGCAGGATAAAGCCGCAGCTGCCGCGCAGGGCAAGAAAAAAGTAACCCGCAGCGTGATCACGCCGGAAATCAGCGTGAAGAAAGCCCGCCGGCTGGTTGAGCTGGTAAGCCAGGCTGACATCAGTGATACCGGTGTTATCACTCTGGACGGCCTCGCGTTCGCGGAGGTCTCAGAAATTATCGATCAGCATAAATCCATTAAAACGAATGAAGGAGCTGCACAATGAGTGCAAACGCTGTTGCAATAAAAGCTCCTACAGACATTCGGGCTATGATTCGTGAAATCGAGGTGGCCTACAACCGATACCTGACAGAATTTCGCATACCTGATGATCACAAAATCGTCGTGAACTATTCGGCGGGCAAAGATAGCACTACAACCCTGGCAGTTGCTCACGCGCTATTTGGTGAACGCGTGCAGGCTGTCATGGCGGACACGGACAATGAACATGCCCAGACTGTTGAGTTTGCTAAAAACATACATCGCCAAATAGGCTGCAGACCCGTGCAGGTTGTGAAGCGAATTTACACTGAAGAAGATTTTGCTAAGCGTCGGGCATATTTACAAAAAAACTGGCCGAAGCGGCAGGCGATCCGCATGGGGGCTTATCGTGGCATTGTAATGCCATCTCTTGCGCGAGCTGACACCAAGTTTGGACAGGCCTGGCTGCGCACTGCTGAGCGGTGGGGGGTAGAGTTTGAGACGGCACTTGATGCTGCTCTGTCAGTCTTGCACCCAAGCGGAAATAGCTTCCTTGACTGCGCTCTGCTTCACGGCAAGTTCCCGATGCTGCGCGACCGATTCTGCACAGACGAGCTGAAGATTCAGATCGCTTTCGATTCAGCGATGCAGCCAATGCTGGACGACGGTGAAGTTGTCGTTCAGTGGTCAGGCGTTCGGGCTGACGAGTCATCCAAACGCGCTGGGTATGAGCGATTCTCAACGGATAACCGCGACCCGCAATTCCTATACAATTTCCTTCCTATTCACAAATGGACGGCGGCTGACGTGTTCGCTCTGCATAAGTATTTCGGCATCAGCCCAAACCCCCTTTATTTGCAAGGTGCCTCTCGTGTCGGATGCATGAACTGCGTGCTGTGCAACAAAGAGGAGATTGCCGAGACGGCGGCTCGCTGGCCGGAGCATATCGAGAAACATAAGCAATGGGAGCTGAAAGTTAGATTAACCAGCCGCTGGGTTCACTGGATGAGTGTCGGTGAAATTAGTCAGCGCTGGATGAAGAAATTCGAATTGCCGCTTGGACGTCACGTGCAGCTTTATGGCCTGAACCCTGATGTGCAGCACATTGACTGGTCTGGGTTTTACGGGCCACGAGCCAACCTCAATGCTCCAGGGGTAGATGACGTTGTTGAATGGGCGAAAACAGGCCGTGGTGGCAAGGTTTATGACTTGGTTAAGGCCAGTGTTGATACAGCGGTATGCTCATCCCGCTATGGTTTGTGCGAATGACTGTAAGCCCATTATTGTATGGGCTTAGTCAGAACTACTTTTTGCCATTTAATCTGTGGACGATTAAAACTATCATCTTTAATAGAAGTAACGTAAGAGCATACTAAGCCTATTTTATTTGCTTCATATAAAAGCTCTTGAGTACTTATTTTATAAATGCCCCTGTCCGGCTCCTCTGGCCCCAGACGTAATGTAATGATGATTTTACCGGTAGGAGATAAAAGTCGTTTTAGGGTTACAAGCGAATCATTTTGCTCGGTAGCAGAAAGATGCATCCATACGGCACTTATTAGAATTAAATCGAACTCATCTGAGAGATGATTCAACTTTGCTAAATGAGGTAATGAATCCTCAATCCAGGAAATTCTCTTGGAAGTATAATAAGCAGAGGCTAAGTCTCTCATTTTTTTACTTGGTTCGACAGCGACTACATTTATACCCATGTCTGCAAGTGCGGATGCATCTCTTCCAGAGCCTGCTCCTACATCAAGGGCTTTTTTCGAAGATGTGGAGATGTAGTTTTCAACGTCGCTAAAAATTGTTTTAAAATCCAGCGAGATATAGTCTGAAAAAAACCTTTCAGCATTATCATCATAAAATTTCCAAGTTGTCATTTCAATTCCCCTGATTTGGCCTCGATAATGTATTCGGAATTAATCTTTTTGATGGTTGCTTTATAGGAAGTGCTTTGAGATGGTTTTGAAAGCATATTTGGTGAATAACATCCAAATAAGTTAACCACAATGCATGCGATTAACATTGTTGTCCAACACCCCACGACAATATGGCTGCGTCGCGTATTAGTTGAAGATTGGGTTAAGGTGAAGCCAGAATAATTGCTTAATTGCAACAGAATGGGGTTATTTGACGGGTCCTCAATTTCTGTTTGTTTAGTGATTTTAATACCAATAAGATAACGCAGCCGAAAAAGAGTAATGATTGTTGTTACATCAAATAGTGCTAAAATTGCAAAAATTATCCATAAAGATTTCTCGTTAGCTAACGTTGTGGCATACCATAATCCGCCATTTACCGCAATCACAAAGCTAGGGATTTGCCACATTAACTGGTTTAGGGCTCTCATATGTTGGCCGGCTTCAAGGTAAGTGATCTCTTGTAGCTTTTGATGCCAGCGGATTGTTTCTAGCTTCAAATCATCATCTGGTGAATGTTGTACGCTCATTTGTGACTCATCTAAAATAATTGCCAAGAATTGCTTTAAATTCTAGTCTAAGTCATTGTATAAGAAAATTAAAATTTACACTTTTGGTGAAAACATGACAAGTGAACAGAAAATATACAACAATATCAAACAGGCCAGACTGAATGCCGAAACTGGCAAAAAAACTGCTGAGCTTCATTTGCAATTGCTGAAATATGCTCATTAGCTAAAAAATGTAGATCGTAAAGCAATTTGTGAAGAACTGGGGATAGGGGACTCCTATACTGCTGAAATCGGTAAAATGAGGAATGTCATTGATCGACTCATTATTGCTGGCCTAGATCCATCTAAAATTTAAATTTTACTTTTTTAATTCTCGTTTAAGAGATTGGTTTTTTATAATAATATAATGATCATTTGATTATCAAATAAAGGTGGCAGCAATGGCAAAAACAACTCATGTAAAAGAAATTACCGCTGAAACATCTAATTCAGAAGAGAAAGATAATGTATGCGGTATAATTATGCCAATTGCTAAAACAGATGGGTATCCCGAAAAGCATTGGAGTGATGTTTATAATATTTTGTGTGAGTCTGCAAAAATGGCTTCGTTCGAACCCAATCTTGTAAGTTTCGATGATGATGCAGGCGTTATACATAAACGTATTGTCCAAAACATTTATTCAAATCCAATAGTAATCTGCGATATAAGCAGCCGAAATGCGAATGTTATGTTGGAGTTGGGTATGCGACTGGCATTTGATAAGCCAACAATTATTGTTAAAGATGATAAGACTCCTTATAGTTTTGACATAGCTTCTATCGAGCATATTGAATATCCATCTGACCTAAGATATCAGTCCATAAATGATTTCAAAGATAAACTAAAAACTAAAATTACTGAAACATACCGACGATCACAAAGTGATTCGGAATATACAACGTTTTTAAAGCACTTCGGAACTTTCAAAGTTGCAAAAATCGAAGAAAAAGAAGTTTCGGGAATTGAGTTCTTATCTGCAGAAATAAAAGAACTGAAAAATATCATTTCCACTAGTATGGTGTCAAAAAATAATGATGTATTGCGCTCTACTGATGGGGGTCGTAATAAATCTGGGTCTACAACCACGCTGAAGTTAACCCCAGGTGAAATGAATCGTATTGATTATAATACCCTAACAGATTTTTTAACTTCTTGTGGCTTCATAGTGAAAGAGTTGGTGGTAAATCCAACTAATGAAACTATTAAACTTGTTTGGGAAAATAGTTCTAAAAATCCTATTGATACTGATATAAAGAGTTACGTTGAGAAATTCATAAAATTTCAAGAGGTTAGGTGACAAAAAGATTTTGCGTAAGATTTTGCCTTGCATAGCACAGTTAAAATATTCATAAGGGGTGATTATCATTTTGCAATTCCTAAGTGCGAGGCATAAATCCATTGCTATTTTTTTGCAGTCAAGTGCAAAGGACCGTTATTTAGGATGTGCCTTGGTTTTTGGTAGGCCTGTGTTATCTAGGCAGTCATTGTTAAGAATAATTTTGGTCATGGATGGAATATATGGCACTAATACATAAAACAACATCTGCATAACATATTCCAATTATTTGTAAAATATATGGTTTATGATGAAGTAATCATGTGTGAATTATAATTTAAGTTTTTCTAAAAATAACTTCAATATTTGTTAATCTATTATCATGCCTCTTAATTAGACACGCTGTGCAAATGTTCAGTGCTGTCTTTGCTATAGAGAGCGTCAGCTCCCTAGTTTTGTAGAAGGCATGCATATGAACGAGCAAGATATTTTAGAAGTCCTCCGCGTTAATGGCCGCTATGAAGTAACTGCAATTGGTGGTCGCTTTTACGTAAGGCCAATAAGTTCCGAGGAGATTATTATCTCAGTTAGTTCTCATGAGGAATGTAAAGAGCACTTTAGTAAGACTGCTAACTGATTTATAATAATCACCCGGCTGAACACCGGACCTGTCGCGCCATCACGGAGAATAGTGATGACGCAATCAACTCTTTATATCTGTCTTTACCGGCTCTCCGGTATTTCTGCTTTTCGTGCTGGCGGTGCCGCATGACCAAAGCAGAAAAAGCACATCTTTCGCCCGTGGCCGCTCTCGGCTGTATCGTCTGCAGAAACCTCCAGCTCGGTGAAAGCCCCGCGGAGATTCATCACGTACGCAGCGAGCAGGTCAGCGCGCCGATCACTTTCACGCAATTCCTCTTTGCCCACTTCACCACCGCCAGGGCGGCCACGGCGTTGCTGTGCACGCTGGACGCAAGACCTGGGAAAAAAAGATACGGCTCTGAACAGGGCCTGCTGGCCCAGATAAACGCCGAACTGGGGGGAACCTCAGCATGACTAAATATCTCGTTACGCCGATCGGCAAGCCCCGCATGAGTCGTGCAGACAAATGGAAACAGCGCCCCGCGGTTATGCGTTATCGCTTTTTCTGCGACGACGTGCGCCTGCATGATATTCGCCTGCCGGAAGCCGGTGCCCACGTCACTTTCGTCCTGCCAATGCCTCAGAGCTGGAACAAGAAAAAACGCGCCCTGATGGATGGGAAGCCCCACCAAAAAAACCTGATATCGACAATCTCGAAAAAGCCCTGCTGGATGCCCTTTTTGATAACGATGCTCACATCTGGGATTTACGGAAAACCAAAATTTGGGGAAAGGAAGGGGCGATCATTATCTGGGAGGGCAGCGCATGCAATTGCACTCGATAATTATTTACAAGCTCCAGCACAAGTGGAAGGCTCTCCATCGCTTCCGTCTCGCCAGCTCTGTGCTTATGGATTACCGCATCCTTCGTAATTACGCCTTTTTGCTGAACAAACAGGAACAAAAATCATGAACAGAGATATGTACGAAGTGTTGGATCGTTGGGGTGCCTGGGCAGCGTCTGAAAGTAGCGGTGTAGACTGGCAACCAATCGCAGCGGGATTCAAAGGGCTCTTACCTCATGGAAAAAAATCACGCGATCAGTGCGATGACGATGAAGGCATAATGATAGATGGCTGCGTCGCCAGATTAAAAAAATACAAACCAGAAGAGTATGAACTAATCATTGCGCATTATGTTATCGGGGTTTCATTACGCATGATTGCAAAAAAACGTAAGTGTTCTGATGGGACAATAAGAAAAGAAATGCATAATGCAATGGGGTTTATAGAAGGGGTTTTATCAATCTTGTTTTAAATGTAATAAGCCCTCGCTATCGAGGGCTTTAAATTTCATTTTTTGGTTATAAAATTCTGAGTTACGTTAGCTAATACTAAAATAGATAATAAAAGTTGCACGCAAACGAGCGACCTTATAATTCTAGAGTTGGCTAGTAAATCACCAAATGTGGTTGTCGTAGATATACCAATGCTATAAAAAACGAAATCAAAAAAATTGAGATTTTCTTCTTTAAGATTATGTAGTAAAGATTGCATTTTAGTTCTTACTTCTACTATGCCCTTCTCATTGTTTATCAATTTCGATCTTGTTTCATCTATTTCTGCATTGACTGCTTTACTCCTTTCGACAATCTCTGGATCGTTAAATTCTCCAGCATGAGATAAGGTGTAAATATGTGCATCTCTATCTAAGGTAGCTAGCTCAAGGTTTAATTTAGAGATTTCTAAATTTTTGTCTGCAAGCATAATATTGGCTTGGTTCTTATTTGTTTCATTGATTATAGAAATAATGGCATTACGCTCATCATTCTTGATAATCAGTGACTTGCGCAAATCTCGCAATTTATCTGATACATATTTATTGGTGTTTTCCCCCCATGCTAGGGATAATTCCTCACCAATTTTTTTTAATTTCTCTTCTTGATGTGATAAAGACCTTTCAAGTTCAAGATTTTCGATTCTTAATTTGTTGAATTGATTGGTTAATGTAAGAGTTTGTTCGGAAAGTATTTCACGGGAAACACTGCCTGGATCTTCATTTTTTATGTCATCATTAAAATATGCTAATTTTATCGCATCATTCAAAGGAGTTGAATTAAGAGCATTATTTTTTATGAAAGAGTCTGAGTCATTAATCCATGCAACATAGTAAATAATTGCGAAAAGAAAAATTATTCCTGAATATGTAATGGCTGGATGTTTTTTTAAATATGTCATAGAGATCCAAGTCAATGGTTTTAGTATGTTCTCATACCTTACAAAAAAACTAACGCGTACGCAAAAATTATCGTAATCTGTTAAGACTAGTAACTTGGACGTACACTTAAAGAGTTTCAAATCCTCGCAGCGGCGTTGTCTGCTTTTAGAGCAACCTCTTTTTGCATTCCTTCCGGGATGATTATTTCTGTTGCCCAATGCAAAGCCATTTATAGGTTATCACATGCCACACACATCGACATTGTGGGGCCTAATGTTGGAGATGTACCGCCAGCACAAGACCACCGCCGATATCTTTATGCTCGTCATTCTGGGCGTTACTGTTCGCGTCTTTTACTGGGGCGGAAAGTTCAGGGAGTGCTGCGGCGACGTTCTGATCGGCACCATCATCATGACGTTCGCCGCTGCCCGCCTGCCGAGCTTTGATATCACTATCCCTGAGCTGGGCGCATTTCATTTCAGTCACAACGAGGTCGCATTTATCGTTGGCATGCTCGGTTACAAGGGCATCAAGGCGGTGGTGTTTTGGGTGTTGAAAAACAGGTTCGGTATCGACCTGCGTGAGCGTATTGCACAGCGCAAGAGTCCATCTGACTGATCGTTACTAACGATCAATATCGGCAATTCGATCTATACAACCTATTTGATATTGGTTAATTCTTAGCCGTACACTTTCTGTATTATCTGTTGATGTTAGGTGTCGTTTTATTAACCTAACTTTTGCGAGATTCTAAATATAAAATATTTATATGAATGGAGACGATTAATATGGAAAAGTTAAAAGACTGGCATAGAGCAGATATTCTTTCTGCTCTAAAAAAAAAGGATACATCCCTCGCCGCATTGTCTCGGGCATCCGGACTCTGTAGCTCTACACTTGCTAATACGCTTACTCGGCCATGGCCGAAGGGGGAAAAACTCATAGCGGAAGCAGTCGGGGTTGAGCCCTGGGTTATCTGGCCGTCGCGATATCACGACCCGATTACGCATGAATTTATTGATCGTCTCAAGTTGGTGCGAAAGACGAGAAATCTTCAAAAATAAAACCTACTAATACTCACGAGCCCTGGCTAATTGCCGGGGCTTTTTTATTGCTAAGGGGAATTTGATGAGTGAACCCAAATGGCTTGCCGAGGCCCGACATTACATCGGTGAAAAAGAAGTAAAAGGGGCGAAGCATAATCCGCTGATCCTTCAGATGTGGAAAGACATCAAGCGCGGTGGCATCAAAGACGATGAAACACCCTGGTGCGCTGCGTTCGTCGGGGCCGTGCTGGAGCGCGTGGGTATCAAGTCCACCAGGTTCGAGTCTGCGAAGTCCTATTTGGATTGGGGTTATGGGTTGAAAGAGCCAGCCATGGGCTGCATTGCTGTTTTTACTCGTGAGGGCGGCGGACACGTCGGTTTTGTTGTTGGTAAGGTTCAGAACGGCGATCTGATGGTGCTGGGCGGTAATCAGTCCGATGCCGTCAATATCCGCGCTTTCCAGCGATATCGCGTGACTGGCTATCGCTGGCCCGCTGGCATGCCGCATTTACCGCAGGCATTGCCAATTCTCAACGCTGAAAAATCAGCAACCGAGGCTTAGAAATTATGGAATAACGATGTTTGCCGCAGCGCTGTTGGTGCTAAGCGGTTGCGCTCATACGACGTACACAGAAGCGACACGCGGCGACCCTTCGATTGTCAAACACGTTGTTACCGGCTTACAAGCATTAGACACATGGGCATCGTTTCGTTGTCATAAGGCCAGTAATCATTCGGGCTTCTGAATCAGCTGCGTCAAGGCAGGTAGCACAAAGCTTTTGATAGTTGCCAGTCGTGAAGCCTTTCTTTTCGTACTGGCTGAGCAGTGGGTTGATTGTTTTGCAACTAGATCTATGAATTCGAGTGAAGCGTTCGTCACTCTTATTGCCCTGACCACTGGTACTCTTGAGTGTATTAACGACAAAACCTTCCGGGTTATCACGTAGCCATTCTCTATATGCCAGTTCGCTATCTGATTGAAGGTCACTGCGAAACACTTTCACCATCATGATATCCTCCTTGAATGCATGCGAAAAATAATTTTTATCTTATTCTTTAGGTGGCTACAATGGCTAAATAAAAATGAATTCATAGGTCTCAAACATGATCTGGGTCATATACGTATCTGACAAGCCACACTCTAAGAAGAACTTTGTAATTGGCCTTAACCAACAAGTTTGGGGTGTTAAGGACACGAAAAAAGAAACCATCGAAAAGGTCACTGAAGGGGACTTGGTTGCATTTGTATATGCTATCTCTTGGCTGAAGGCGGAAGGTCCACCACCCAAGGGTTTTTCTCGCGTCAGTAAGGAAGATCTTGATAAGTTCCGTGGAGCAGTTCAAAGCATCACTTTAGCTCGAGTGAGTAAGTCCTATTACACCTCAAGCAATAAGGTGTGGCCGGACGATGATTATCCACATCGTTTTGACTTCGATAACATTACCAGCTTTGGGACTAACGTATTTTTTGGTACTGAATTTTTCAATTCTGATTTTGTCGAGGCAGTTCGTTATTCAGCCTGTACTCAAGGTTCAGTGGCCAGAGCATCAAGTATCAAAAGCGTAAGTGACATTACTTCTATCACGGCGTATGAAAGCGAAGAGGAAGAAGCTACAACAGGTATTGAAGGGCGACCAATCCTTCGATTGCACCTTTCACGAGAGCGCGATCCTGCATTGGCCAAGAAAAAGAAACAAATCGTCATTGATAAGACAGGAAAACTTGCGTGTGAGATTTGCTCGGTAGATTTCAAAAAATTATACGGCGAATTAGGTAACGGCTTTGCTGAGTGCCATCACAAGAACCCTCTGAGCCTGCGCCAAGAGAACCAAGAAACGAAGCTTGAAGATTTGGCTATCGTTTGTGCAAACTGTCACAGAATGCTGCATCGTCGTCGCCCTTGGTTAACTATTGACGGACTGAAAAAAATTTATGAAGAACAAAGAACTGCTTCATCTTCAGCATAAGCTTGCTGAGTTCGCTTTAGCACGAGATTGGGATAAATTTCACTCTCCTAAAAACTTGTCTATGGCCATGTCAGTTGAGGCAGGTGAGCTAGTCGAAATTTTTCAATGGTTGACTGAAGAAGAAAGCAGGTCTTTATCTGATAAGCAACAAGTTAGGGCTGAGGAAGAAATTGCGGACGTCTTTCTCTATCTGCTCAGAATCGCCGACAAATTGAATGTGGATTTGATTCAGGTAGCAGGTAAGAAAATCGATATCAATGAGCAAAAGTATCCCGTAGATGCCAGCTATGGAAACGCAAAAAAGTACACCGATTTATAAGTTATCTTATAGGATTCTGAGTTGTAATGTTAAAAACGTACGATTCAGGGCAACCATATTGAACATACTTGTTTGAAGTCAACGTTACTGCCCTTTACGAAGCAAACGCTGTTCTGAAAGAGTATATTGGCAAATGGGTTTTTGAATTGCCTAATGATTAGCAACAATTTGAATAATACTGGTAATGATGATGAAGAAATTTTTTTGTTGTGGTCTGTTGGCAATGTGCGTTGTAACTGCATACGCAAAGTCTGCACCAGGTGTCACCATCCAATATCAAAAGCACTACGCTTGCTCTTGGGTATACAGTGGCACTCAGGCTGCACCTGATATGTATATTGGCATTAACCCGACATCAGGGGCGCTCAGCGCACAAAGAGCCGGCTATGAGCCATTTTATGCAAGACCAACGGGCAACAAAGGTGAATGGTTAGAAATTAATCCAGAACCTGCTGACAATGCACCGCAATTAATTACTCTCAATGCTACTGGTACTCTTCGTACTTTTCAGGGAGACATCCTCATGAGTCAGTGTATTGAGGTTGATTGATAGCTCTAGATACGAAAGTGAAATTTAAAAGTGGGAATGTGAAAGAAAACCCGAGAAGCAATAAATAATAAATTTTTTTGAGTGCTGTTCTAGTTTTAAGACTGCTTTAATTATGATTATCACGAAACATTTAATAGCTTTGAAACTAATTTTTTAATAAAAGGCTCATCATTTTGATGAGCCTTTTTAATTTATCCTGACGCACCTTATAGTTTCGGGAAGTTAATTGGCTGATATGCTTCTTAAGTATGTTTGTTTAATGATTTCATAGAGATGTAACTAAACTGTATGAGAAGTTAGCGGGTCCCTTCCAGATTCCGAAACACCACGGGGGCGCTGACTCGCGGGAAACGGCTAGTTTTTTGCATTTTATTGGCATCATCATCATGCGTATAGTTAATTGTTTTCATTGATTATTATTTCTGTCTGATGACGAAATGGTTAATTTTTGTTCACCATCATGGATAACGAGCTAAAGAATTTTCGCCTCAACATAAACCAGCTGGCAACGCTTACCGAACTGCATCGACAGACGGTTGCCAGCCGGTTGAGCAGCGTGCCACTGGCACCCGGCAGTAACCCAAATTAAAACTTTATTCTGTGCTGGACATCCTCACTACGCTGCTGGCGCGAACCAGCGATCCGGCACAAAACAAAGTTGACGAAATGATCCCCACAGACCGTAAGGCATGGTTTCAGTCGGAGCGTGAGCGTCTTAAGTTTCAACAGGAAGATAATCAGCTGATCGCCGCCAGCGATGTGACGCGCGAGTTTTCGTCAATCGCTAAAGCGGTGGTGCAGGTGCTGGAGACCCTTCCGGATATTCTGGAGCGTGATTGCGGGCTGCAACCGACAGCGGTTGCCAGGGTTCAGGCTGTTATTGATGACCTAAGGGACCAGATGGCGCAACGCGTTTTTGATGCCGATACCAGTGATGAGGATGACGAGCAACAGGAGGATTAATGCTTAAAGCAACGGCGAGGGGGGCAAGGAAAAATATTTCCGAAATAATCCGCGCCCCGCGCCGGATGCCAGTTGCAGATGCTGTTGAAAAGTATATGCGTGTACCCATGGGAGCGGGTAACTCTGTTCCCTGGGATCCTCTGGTTGCCCCTTACGTAATCGAGCCAATGAACTGCCTTGCTTCGCGAGAATATGATGCGGTCATTTTTGTTGGTCCAGCGCGAACCGGTAAAACCATTGGGCTGATAGATGGCTGGGTCGTTTACAACATTGTCTGTGACCCCGCCGATATGCTCATTATTCAGATGACAGAAGAGAAGGCCAGGGAGCATTCAAAGAAACGCCTGGCGCGAACTTTTCGTGTTAGTCCGGAGGTAGCCTGCCGCCTTAGTCCGAACAGGAACGACAACAACGTTTATGACCGGACATTTCTTGCCGGAAACTATTTAAAAATCGGTTGGCCGTCCGTCAATATTATGTCGTCCTCTGATTATAAAAGCGTAGCTCTTACGGATTATGATCGCTTTCCGGAGGATATCGGCGGTGAAGGGGACGCGTTTTCCCTGGCCTCAAAGCGAACCACGACGTTTATGTCCTCCGGCATGACGCTAGTGGAGAGCTCCCCCGGTAGAGATATAACCGATATCAAGTGGCGCAGAACTTCTCCACATGAGGCGCCACCGGCCACGGGCATTCTCTCTCTTTTTAATCGTGGCGATCGGCGTCGTTGGTATTGGCCCTGCCCGCATTGTGATGAATATTTTCAGCCCATCAGTGACACGGTTACTGGCTTTACCGGTATACCAGATCCCCTGCAAGCCAGCGAAGCAGCTTTTATCCAGTGCCCTCATTGTGCCGGGAGAATTGCCCCAGAACAGAAGCGTGAGCTTAATTCTCTCGGCGTATGGTTGCGTGAAGGCGAGACCATCAGCGCTGACGGCAAACGTGGCGGTGAGCCGCGTCGATCGCGTATTGCTTCTTTCTGGATGGAGGGCCCTGCGGCTGCATATCAGACGCTAGCGCAACTGGTCTATAAGCGCCTGACCGCTGAACAAGAATGCGAGGCCACGGGAAGCGAAGAAACCCTGAAGACCGTCATAAATACTGACTGGGGTTTGCCGTATCTTCCGAGGGCTGCGATTGACCAGAACAGAGGCGATGAGCTGATGGCGCGCGCAGAGGATTACGGCAAACGGCTGGTGCCTCCTGAGGTTCGTTTTCTTGTTGCTGCCGTTGACGTTCAGGGCGGAAAAAAACGCCGGTTTGTTGTGCAGGTTGTTGGCTACGGCCAGCACGGCGAGCGCTGGCTGATTGACCGTTACAACATTAAGCAATCTTTACGCTGTAACGCCGATGGGGTGGCATTACCGATCGATCCAGGCGGTTATCCAGAGGACTGGGATTTACTGGTAAGCGACGTATTGTCGAAGAGCTACGCACTGCAAGAAGATGAATCCGCCAGGATGCCAATTCTTTGCATGGGTGTTGATAGCGGCGGCGAGGATGGCGTTACGGATAATGCGTATAAATTCTGGCGCCGTTGTCGCAGGGATGGCCTGGGTAAACGGGTCTATGTCTTTAAGGGCGACAGTACGACCCGCGCAAAATTAATCACCCGGTCATACCCTGATAACACCAGTCGCAGCGATCGCAAAGCCAGCGCGCGTGGTGACGTTCCTGTTTATCTGCTTCAAACCGACAGGCTCAAAGATGGCATCCACAATAATTTAAAACGCGAATCCTCCGGCCCCGGTTGCATTCATTTCCCGGACTGGATAGGCGAGTGGTTTTACGACGAGCTCACGTATGAAATCCGCGGCGCTGATGGCAAGTGGCGCACACCTGGCAAGGGGCCAAATGAGGCGTTAGATCTATTTTGTTACTGCCATGCTCTGGTTGTTTTGCGTGGTTATGAACGCATCAAAGACTGGAGTAATCCTCCGCGCTGGGCGCAGCCTCAGATGTTCAATGACAGCATGGACAAAGTGCCTGAACCAGCCCCGAACGTCCTGCACGAAAGAGAATCCGATGCGCCAGCAGTGGCACCCCTGAAAAAAATTAAAACCTTTACGGTGAAGAAATGACCCTTACGGAAATAAAAACCATACGAGATCGCGCGCTAAAAGCATATGCGGATGCGCTCGATGCCCAAAGCATGGGCATGAATGGTCGTAGTCTGACGCGGCAGAACATTGATACTCTGCGGGCCGAGTATGAACATTGGGATCGTCGCCTCCAGGCTGCCACCGGTACACGCAAATCCCGCGCGCTAGTCAGATTTACGGGGGCATGATGGATCTTCTGACAAAGGCAATACGGCACATTTCGCCGGGTTGGGCTGCGAAGCGACTGCGTGCCAGTGTGCAAATAAATGCGTATGAAGCTGCAAAACCTTCACGGACTCACGCCGCGAAGCGAGAAAGCCGGAGTGCAAACGCCGCCGTTTTTGGTGCAGGCGCGTCGATTCGCGAGCAGGCACGCTGGCTCGATGAAAATCACGACCTGGCGATCGGCATTTTGGATAAGCTGGAGGAGAGGGTGGTTGGCGCCCGCGGCATCCAGATTGAACCTCAGCCGCTAACACATGATGGAAAAGTGCATGAGAAATTTGCCGCGGTGCTGGCGAAGATGTGGGAGCGCTGGGCTGAGTCTCCGGAGGTCACGGGTTGTTATAGCCTCGCAGAAGCGGAGCGAATGATGCTGCGATCTGCCGTGCGTGATGGTGAAGTTTTTACTCAACTCATCAGAGGCCCCGTTAAAGGGGTTACATATAACAGCAAAGTACAATTTGCCTTTGAAATGCTGGAAGCGGATTTTGTGCCGCTGAGCCTGACCGGTACAGATGAAAATTACAACACGATCCAGGGTGTAAATCTCAACGCTTGGGGCCGCGCTGTTTCGTACAACGTCTATAAAAATCACCCTCAAAGCGGTCTCGGTTCCACCACTACTAAAATTATCCCCGCCGAACGCATGTTACACATGGCTATGCGAAAACGTCTGCATCAGGTTCGTGGTGTATCGATTTTTGCTGGTGTTTTGCAGCGCCTGGCCGACGTAAAAGAATACGAAGATTCGGAGCGCGTCGCGGCAAGAATAGCGGCATCGCTCGGATTCTGGATAAAGCGCGGAGATGCGTCGGTATACGGCGATGAGGGAGGGGGCGAATGGGTTGCGTCGGATGATAAATATCGTTCCTTCGAGATGTCAGCAGGCACGATTTACGACGGACTGGCGCCAGGTGAAGAACTGGCAATGCTGGAATCGAACCGGCCAAACACCAATATGCTCGGATTTCGTAGCGGCCAGCTGCGTGCCGTTGCTTCCGGCACCCGCACGGGATACTCGTCGATCGCCCGTGATTACAATGGCACTTACTCGGCTCAACGGCAGGAGCTGGTTGAAGGGTTTGAGGGCTATGCCGTTTTGCAGGAGTGGTTCGTGTCGCGGACTGCCCGTCCAATTTATCGCGGGTGGATCGATATGGTGAAACTAAGTGGGATAGAAATTCCTGCTGATGTAGACCCCGAATCTCTGCACGACGCCGTATATATGGCCCCTGTTATGCCGTGGATTGACCCGGTAAAAGAGAGCGATGCATGGAAGAGTCAGATCCGCGGGGGTTCTGCCACAGAAGCTGAGTGGATAAGAGCCAGGGGCCGAAGCCCGCGCCAGGTCAAATCGCAGCGTATGCGTGAGCTGGAATTTAACAAAAAACACGGTCTGGTATTTGATACAGATCCCTCAAATGACAAAGGAACAGGCAATGAATCACAACCGGCGAACGCTGCTGGCTCCGCAGGGCAGCAGCCAAATCCAGTCGATGAATAATCACTGGTATGAAATCCGGGCGGCCTCGAATAGCGGCGCCGGAGAAATCCATATTTACGATCAAATTGGTGGCTGGGGAATATCAGCCAGCCGGTTCTTAAAAGAGGTCAGCGAAGCTGGCCTTTTTAATGCCTCACAGATAGACATCCGCATCCATTCACCCGGCGGCAGCACGCTGGATGGTTTTGCAATTTTCAACACGCTCAAGCGACTGTCGGGAGCCATCAATATTTATGTCGATGGCATCGCTGCATCGATGGCCTCAGTAATTGCAATGCTTCCAGGTGCAACGGTACATATCCCATCGAACGCTTTCATCATGATCCACAACCCTTGGGGCGGTGCGATGGGCGAGGCTGATGATCTCAGAGATTATGCCGATCTGCTGGATAAAAATGCCAAAAACATGATCGACGCTTATGAGGCAAAAACAGGTCTTGGGCGGGAAGAGATCGAAAAGATGATGAGTGAAGAAACCTGGATGACTGGCGCAGAGGCGGTTGAAAAGGGCTTCGCTGATGTCCTGCTGCCGGAAATGGCAATGGCGGCATGTATTAACGATAACGTAACGAAGGAGTTTTCAAGAATGCCAAAAGCCGCACAACACTTTTTTTCCCCGCGGGGAACTGCGCAGCAGCAACAGCAGCAACAACAACAGCAACCTCAAGCGGGAACCATTGATCTGGCCGCGCTGGCGACCCAAATGCATAACCAGATGCAGGCGCGCGAAACCGAGCGCCGCACCGCTGTCACCGCCGTATTTACTGCATTTGCAAGCCATCCTGGCGTTGCTGAGCTGCAGGCGTCCTGTCTGGCTGATCAGTTTTGCGATGCTGCCGGCGCGCAACAAAAACTGCTGGCAAAACTCGCAGATAATACCACTCCAACAGCTGGCGCGTTCGGCCACGTATACGCCGGGAACGGTAATCTGATCGGTGACTCTGTGCGAAATGTCATCATGAATCGCGCAGGCTTCGCGGAAAAAGAAAAAGATAACCAGCTGAGCGGCATGACCCTGATGGAACTGGCGCGTGCGTCACTCACTCATCGCGGTATCGGTGTATCTGGGCTGGATCGTATGGGCATGGTTGGCATGGCGTTTACGCATAGCTCCAGCGATTTCTCTTATATCCTGATGGATGCCGCTACAAAATCGGCGCTAGCTGGCTGGGATGACACGGAGGAAACTTTCGACAAATGGACCCGCTCAGGCGAATTGCCAGATTTCAAAACGGGTAATCGTGTTGGCCTGGAGGCGTTTCCGTCTCTGCGTCATGTTCGCCCTGGGGCAGAATACAAATACGCAACGGTCAGCGATACCGGGGCTCCAATCACCCTGGCTACCTACGGCGATCTCTTTAGCATTAACCGTCACGCCATTATTAACGACGATATGTCGTTTGTAACCCATATCCCAAAAGCGATGGGGCGTGCCGCTAAAGGCACTATCGGCGATCTGGTTTATGCCATCATGACGGGCAATCCTCTGTTCCAAAAAGATGCGCTTTTCAGCACTAAGCGCAAGAACCTGGTAAGTGGGGAGCTAAGTGTCGATGCGCTGGCGGCGGCGCGTAGTCAAATGCGACGCCAGGAGTCCGGTGGTCGTCCTCTAAATATCTCTCCTGCGTTCTTGCTCGTTCCGACGACTCTGGAGGCACTTGCCGATCAGGTCATTAACTCAACATCTGTCCCCGGCACTGATATGAATGCGGGAATTCGCAACCCGGTTAAAGGGATGGCAGAAATCATCGCAGAGCCGCGACTGGATAAAGACAGCGAAGACGCCTGGTACCTGGCGGCCCGTAAAGGGGCTGACACAATCGAAGTTGCCTATCTGGACGGCAACGCGGCGCCTACGGTTGAAAGCACCGAAGGGTTCACCGTAGACGGTGTAACGATGAAAGTACGCATTGATGCGGGCGTGGCTCCAATGGACTACCGCGGATTGCTGAAAAGCACTGGGCAATAATAATGCGGGGCTATAGCCCCTTTTGTTAAAGAAGGAATTCCATGAAAAATTATATCGAAGCCGGTAACACTTTGGACTGGACCAACAGCACCACTGCTGATGTGTCATCCGGTGATCTGGTTGTAGTCGGGGATCTTGTTGGCGTGGCATCAGGTAATATTGCAGCAGGTGGTGAAGGTGTGCTGTTAACGGCAGGTGTGTTTGAGATTCCAAAAGACACGACGGAAATTGCTCAGGGTAAGACGGTTTATTTTTCGTCTGGAAAAGCTACTGCGACGAGCGGATCACCCATCGCAGGTAAAGCATGGAAGTTAGCAGCAAAAGCTGATGCAACCTGCTGGGTGCGCCTGGGGAATTAATATGGATTTTAATTCGCTGATGGCTGCGGCGGATAATGTCCTGATCTCCACTTTCAATGTTGGAAGTGGAGAAAAAAAAGGGGTGACGCTATGGCCGGGGGAAGAACGAGAAATCAAAATTGAAGCCGTTTTTGATAACCCATATTCCCGCATAGAAATCCCTGACGGAGGGGAAATTAAATCCAGCATCCCTTCTTTTACTGCCCATGAACGGGACATTATCGGGCTTGCAAAAAAAGACACTGTTAAAGCCGTTGATGAAGAATGGCGGGTGAAAGATATCCAGCCGGACGGCACAGGAATCACCACCGTCTATCTCTCTAAATACAAAAAATCCGTCAGTGACCGGCCAGGGGGCATGCTATGAGCGGCTTCTATGTCGATTTTGAAGACCTCGATAAGATCCGCGATTCAGTTGGCGCCACTAAATCGCAGATGATCGCGGCCTTTAATCGTTCCCTGAAGCGAACAGCGGCAAAGCTGCAACGCGAGGCGGTCGCGCTGATGATCGGCGAGACGGCGGTGAAAGGGAAAGGCAGGGTGAAAAAGCGTGTCCGTTCTTTTACCGAGCGAGCTGGTGGAAATCGAGCCGGCACTGGAAAAATATGGTTCGGTTTAAATGACATGCCTGTCAGTGCTCTGAAAGGTCGCATGAAGTACCCGATAGGAATCTCGATCGAAGATCGCGAGCGCGATAGCCGTGGCCGGTTTATGCCCGAAAACGGTTCACGGGGAGGCACTTTTATCCCCAAAAGCAACAATCTACACTCCACGACTTTTTTAAATTCATTTTTAGGCACCGTGCGGGGCAAAAAATCTATCTGGATCCGCTCAGAAAATGGGCACGTTCACGAAGCCATGCTCCCAATCTACAATTCTATGATTCCGGGAATACGGGGCGATATTTTCAGCGAAGCGGGAAAAATGCTTATGACGTACTACGAGCAGGATTTACGTGGGCGCGTTGCGGGAGGCGTTAGGTGAACGGACTAAAGTGGATTAGCGAATATCAGGATCTGGTTTTATCTGCCCTTAAAGAAATGACCTGGGCAGAAACCATCGGGGCATATTCAGAAATCCCCGACGGTTTCCCGACCCCGGCTATTTTTCTCGACGTCGCCCGCTGGGAGCCATCCGAGAGCAAAATCGGCGGAAAAATGACCCTTGATCTGACGTGTAACCTTTATCTTTTACGGCACTTCTTTGCTGGAGATGGAGAAGACGAAACGGAGCGGGGGAGCGCAGAAACGCGTGTCAGAAATGCGGCTGGCATTATCACCGAGTGGATAGAGGGCCGCCGGTTCGGCAGCGTCACCGGGCCTGCTGTTTTTGATTCAGCGGATCCGATGCAGTGGCAATCGGGCGATACAGCCCCGGAGCACGCCATATGGTGTGTGACCTATACGCAACCGCTGGCGATGGGTATTGACCCGTTCGCGCCGCCGGAGGACGCGCCGCTGCTTAAGGAAATTTTTGTCGGCTTTGCGCCGGACATTGGTAAAGAGCATGAGGCCGATTATGAGCGAGTCTACCCGCGATGACTTTACCGACGCGGATGTATTTCGGCGGCTACGAGATATCATTCGCCGCGGCATAGTGCAGGAAGTAAAAATGAAGCCGCCGCGCGTGCGCATCTCTTTTGGTGGCGACCATAAATCCGGCTGGTTGCAGTGGTTCACCCTGGCGACGTCAGAGCGAGTGGACTGGAGTGCGCCGAAAGTGGGTGACCCGGTGACCGTCATTTCTGAGGGGGGCGATCTGCGTAATGGCGTGGTATTTCCGGGCCTACTGATTGATGGCCGCGCTGTACCATCAGACAAGCCTAACGAGCACATCACCGCTTACTGTGACGGCGCAACGCTTACCTACGACACGGAGAGCCACGTTTTGACCTGGCAGGGTGTCGAGGGTGGCATCGTACGCATCATTGCAGAGTCAAAAGTTGAAATTATCGGACGCGATGAAGTGACGGTGACGAGTGAAAACGTGGTGAACATCCACGGCGGGAAAGTGATTAACGCTGATGCTGATGAAATAAACGTAACCGCGACAAACGCCATCAATGCCCACGCCACGACAATCAACGCGGTTGCTACTGCCTCAGTAAGCGTGATTGCCGCGAATGCCATCGACTTCACCTCAACAACATTCACGGCAACCGCTCCCGGCGGCATAACGTTAAACGGGCCCACCAGAATTACGCAGACGCTGGTCACGGTCGGCAATGCGGCATTCCTCTCAAGCCTGAGCGTAACGGGCGAAGAGGGCGGCGGTGGAGATATTCGCACGGCTGGCAGCGTCATAGCTGGCGGTGAAGTGCAGGACCGTCAGGGCACGATGTCAGAAATCCGCATTACCTATAACGGCCATTACCACGAATGCCCTGACGGCACTACAAAAGGCCCCTCTATCCAAATGGCGTAAATCTCATGAAAGGAATGAACCGCAACACCGGAAAGGTGCTCGCGGGGACTGATCACATCCGTCAATCCGTGGTGGATATTCTCACTACCCCGCTCGGCACCCGCGTAATGCTGCCGGAATACGGCAGTAACCTGGCTGACCTCGTCGATAACCCTCTCGATCCCACGCTGGCTATAAAAATCATCATGACCAGCGCCGGCGCGCTCGCGCGCTGGGAGCCGCGGATCCGAGTTGACCGCATCAAAACCACAAGTATCGATACCGGCGCTATCACGATCGCCATCGAAGCGACGGACATCGAGACGCGCCAGCGCCTTGAGCTGAATAACCTGGAACTGCCATTTAAATGACCACTGCGACCGTCCAAAATTCGATCGTCAAAACGATTGATATGAGCCTGTTACCACCTCCCGATTTTGTTAAAACGCCCCTTTTTTCTGATGTCAAAAGCCAGCTGATTGCGGAGCTGCAGGGGCTCGACAGCACTTTCAATGCACTGCTCGAATCAGAACCGGCAATGAAACTTCTGGAGATTGTGGCGTACTGGATAATCATCAATACAGCGCGGACAAACCAGGGGGCGCTGGCTGTTTTACTGGCTTTTGCAAAGGGCAACGACCTGACGCAGTTGGGTGCAAACCTGGACTGCGAGCGCATGCTGATCACGCCCGCTGACCCGGAAGCAGTGCCCCCGGTGGCGGCGGTTTACGAAAGCGATGACGAGTACCGGCACCGCATACAGCTTTCCTGGTATGCACGCAACACGGCGGGCAGCACGAATGCTTACAACTACCTGGCGCTATCGTGCGATCCGGACGTGTTATCTGCCCAAGCTTACGGGCCGCCGGTAACGCAACCAGGCAACGTCGATATGTACATTTTGTCGCGGAGCGGGAACGGCATCCCCTCTCAGGCCTTGCTCGATAAAGTTACTGCCGCTTTATCTCCTGACGATACCCGGCCTATGACAGATTTTGTCACTGTAAAAGCCGCCTCGAACCTGGATTACAGCGTGGAGGGCGTGATTATTGCCGGGCTCGGACCTGATCAAAACGTGTTACTCGATGGCGCGAATTTGGACACCGAAACGTACACAGCGAAGCAGCACAAAATCGGCGCCACAGCGGCGCTGTCTGGTATTTATGATGCTATTCACCGGGATGGCACCGATCGGGTGATCCTGTCCTCACCGATGGAGGACGTTATCGCCGGAGTGGGTCAGGCCCCGTATTGCACCGGGATTAAGTTATCCGTCCGGACGGGGTGAACATGACCAGTCAGAGTCTTTTACCTCCCAATTCAACCCCCGCAGAGCGCGCGCTTGAAGCTGTGCTCTCGCACGCCGGGGATCTGCCGGGTGATATCCGTATTATCAAAAACCCCGACCTATGCCCCGTCGAGCTGCTCCCCTGGCTGGCATGGGAGTTCGCGGTCACATACTGGAACCCGAACTGGAGCGAGCAGCAAAAACGCCAGATTATCAAAGCGGCTGCATGGCAGAACAAACACCGGGGCACCCGCGGGGCGGTGCAGCGCGCGCTACTGACGGTGGGTTATGAGTGCCAGCTGCAGGAGTGGTTCGAAACAACCCCTAAGGGGGATCCCTACACTTTCGGCATCAAAATCTACCTGTTGCGGGAACTGGGCCTTGATGCCGATCTTCTGGACGCTTTTGTTGCGCAGATTTTTGACGCGAAAAATTGCCGGTCCTTTCTGAAATCCATCAATTTTGAAGCTGAGATCGAAGGCGAGTTTTTTATCGCGGGCGTGGCCTCGGCTGACGTGGCCGTCGGTATTCCGGCAGAGGACGAAGGCGGGGTGAAGGTGGCCGGATCTTTATTTGTGGCTGGCGTTCCTGCCGCCACCATTACTGTTGAGATATAAGCATGGCTGAGAAAAAAAAGGCGCTCAAGGGCGTGGCTGATGAGCAAAAAATTTACGCGGTGCTAACCGACCGCGGCGCGGAGCTGGAAGCTGCAGCGCTGGCGAGCGGCGTTCCTGTCCGGCTAAAGCTGTTTGTAATCGGTGACGCGAACGGGGAAGAGGAGGTAACGCCGGACCCGGCCAGAACGGCGCTGATCCATGAAGTGTATCGTGGTGATATCCACGGCGCGGCCATTAAAGGGAATCAGGTTACATTCACGTTGGATGTGCCGCCAGAAACCGGCGGCTACACAATCCGTGAGGTGGGCATTTTAACCGAAGAGGGTGAGCTTTATTCAGTGGCGCGATCCCCTGATATTTTAAAACCCACGGAAAGTAACGGCGCGGTTATATCAGTGACGTATAAATATACGCTCGCTGTTTCCAGCACCTCAACGGTAAGCGTTATCGTTTATAATGATTATCTGACACCAGATGCAGCCGATAAAAAATATCTTCAAATAAATAATAGCCTTTCCGAAATTGCTGCGGCAGGAGATGCTGCGCAAGCGGCCGCAAGAAACAATATTGATGTTTATAGCAAATCACATATTGATAATATATACCCTGTTAAAAAGGTAAACGATATCGGGCCAGATGCTTACGGTAATGTAAATGTCGGCACTGTGAAAAAAGTTAATAACACAAATCCTGATGGTGACGGTAATGTAAATGTTGGTACGGTTAAAACTATCAATAATACATATCCAGATGTAAACGGGAATATAACAATCTCAGTCCCTTCAGGGGGGGTAAAAGGCATCCGGCTTGGCGCCTCTTTATATGTGGCAATGGATAATAAAACCGGTAATAGCATGCCCCCCGCAGGATATGTCGTTACAGGCACGCATTCTAACTACAACGACAGCAACTGGGAACTTGACCATCTTTATTGCCAGCCAATACAAGTGACTACGGATGGCGTTACATATGTGACTATTGCAGGATAATATATGCTCGACATTAAAAACTTTAAACAATACACGCCTCCTCAAGAGCTAATCGAAAAATATTCAGTTTCCGATGTCGGGGATCCTTTATTTCTGTGTTCGGAAGATGGGCAGGACTGGTATGAATGCCAGCCTGAATTTTCTCTTGATACAGTCAAAATCATGTACGACTCAGCGGGTGTAATCACAGGTACGGTGAATGCTAATGATGCCGTATCAATGCTTTGGCCCATTGAGATGTCAGTTGCGGAAGTTGAATGTTTACCACCGGATTTTGTGATTGATGGTATATGGTCATTCATTGACGGTAACGTTGTACGCAATGAAGTCGTTGTAAAAGAATCTAACCGAAAACTTTTTATCAGAAAAATTGTTGTTGCAGCGGGTTATTCATGGATGTACGAAAGCTGCATGCGAGAAGGTGATGACCAGGCTTTAAGCGAATTAAACGATTACGCAAATAAACTGCGTGATGTTGATTTGAAAAATCCTGAGTGGCCCGCGATTCCTGCCTGCATGCTCTAAATTAAATATCAAATATCTTGAGGTTAATATGACTACCGATTTTATACACGGCGTTTGCACGTTTGAAGATGACGGCGGAATTAAGGAAGTTAATACGGTTAATGTTTCGGTTATCGGGATTGTGGGTACTGCGCAACCTGCATCAGGAACATGGGCAGAAGCTACAACCGGTAACGCTCTGGTTGATAACCAGTTATTGTTTACGGGCACTGAAATCGGTAGTCAGTGGAATTCTTATTCAGTGACCCTTATGAAGGGGCTTGGAGTTGAAAACGCGAATATTGTGACTAAGGAGTATTTAACTTCCTGCTTTAATTTTGATGTCAAGGCTGACGGTTCAATATTGATAAGGGTACTGCTACCCGTTCTTTTATCTGATAACTCCATTTTCTTAACGGCTGCGGATATATGTAAAACATTAAAAGGAGAGAATGCATTAATGCCAGCCGTTATCTCGTCTGGGGGCGACGGAATTATTTATTCGATTTGTATTGATACGCCCGAAGGAACTTCTGGTGCAGGGATTGTTGTTCCTGCTTCTGAGATTCAGTTAACGGGTGGAACAGACGAGCCGTTCCCCAGCAACACACCCACCGTTATAGTTGGTAATTCTAAAAAAATTGCAAAACTAGGCGTCGAGGGGACTCTGCCAACTGCCGTGTCTGATATCATGAATCAAGGTAACACCGTGGCTGTTGTCGTCAGGGTTGATATTACGCAGGATAGCTCGCAACAACAGAAATATATTCTCGATGGTATTAATGCTCTGACTACATCAGGACAGCTTACGGGGGTAACACCGCGGATTATTATCGCTCCAGATTTCAGCGCGACTGACCCGGTTGCAGCCCAGATTGAAGTAGTGGCAAACAAATTGCGCGGGGTGGGTTATATCGACTCACCGAGCTGGTCTACGCCGCAGCAGGTCGCAATGCGCCGCCAGAGCTACGGGGCACGCATCGAAATCCTTCGCCCCCGCGTCTATACGACCAGCAATGTCGATACGCTCAGCCGCCCATATTCTGCATGCGCAGCTGGCCTGCGTAGCCGCATTGATAATGAAAAGGGGTTTTGGTGGAGTAAGTCGAACCAGCAAATTTACGGTATCACCGGCCTCGAGCAAATCGATGACTTCATTATTGGGGAAAAGAACTGCACCGCTAACCTGCTGAATGCTTCCCAGGTCAGCACCATCATTCGCCGCAGCGGTTATCGCCACTGGGGTAACTATTTATGCAGCAACGATCCGCAGTGGTCTTTCGAGTGCGTTCGCCGGACAGCGGACGTAATTGAAGACTCGATCGCCGAAACCGTCCAGGACGAGTTTGTGGACCGTCCGATTGATGTTCACCTCGGCGAGGACATCATCGAGACGATTAATGGCTTTCTGCGAAAATTATTCGAATTAGGAGCCATCAACGGTGGTAAAGCGTGGCTGGATCCGGAGTTGAACACAGCGGAAAGCCTCGCTGCAGGCAAATTATATATTAACGTTGAATTTGCACCTAAATCCCCGGCGCAGACAATTACCATTACTTATCGTATTAATAACGATTACACCGTCGAGCAATTCGCCGAATTGTTAAATGCTGCTTAATTAATCAGGGTTAAAAAATGGCTGAAACAAATATTTATCGCGCCCACGCTCTATGGGTGCAGGGGCGTCGTATTTGCGGTTGCATATCCTACACGCCAGTAGATATGAAAATGATTGAGGATGGATTTAAAACCGGTGCCATGGATATGGAAATTACGCTGGACGGAGGCATGGAAAGAATGACCGCCAGTTTTAAAGTTGCCGGGTCAGATGTTGATGTGATGTCTTATTTTGGGTTAATCCCTGGTGTAAAAACACGCTTTGAAATCAGATCTGCATTTACAGACAGTGCAGGCAACAATTTTGAGCGCTGTGATTTTTATGAAGGCAAAATAACCGGCATCACGGATGATGAGCTGGGAACTGATTCTAAAGCTGCTGTCGGCCAGACGGTGAATATTGCGCCTGATTACTATAAGCGCATACAGGCAGGAAAAGAAATTTATGAAATTCATCCGGCGAAAATGATTCGCCGCATTAATGGCGTTGACGTTCTGGCAGGTATCGCCTCCATTCTTAAAATCGCATAATGGTTAAATAACAAAGTAAGGAATAAATAATGACAACCTCTCTGCTTGATTCTATCGAGATCCCTTTGTCACGCCCATACGATATTAACGGCGTAAAGCATGAATCACTGGTTATGTTCGAGCCAAAACTGCGGGATCGAATTTTATTCAGTAAAGATAAAGGTGATGCCGAAGAAAAAAGCGCGCGGATGATTGCGCGTTTACTAAATTTAACCGATAAAGATTTGATGAATTTACCTGATTGTGATTATTCCCGCCTGGAGGATGCATTCAATGAAATGGTAAAGGACCCGAGCGAACGGAAGCCGATATCCTCCTAATCATTCCGTTCGTTTCTAAACTTCTGGCAATTCCACCCGATACGCAATTAAACCTGCCGTATCGGGTTTTTAATTTATATGTGAGGGAGCTATGTAAAAAGGATGGCTATTTCTCAAAACTTTAAATCGACGGTGACTTTTGGGGGGCGGGTTGATCCTTCATTTCGTCGCGGGGCTGGCGAACTTAAAGATGCGGTAAAGCAAACTACTCAGTCTGTCAGCCAGCTCATGAAACATCAGGCAAGACTAAAAACTCAGATGGCCAGCATGAAGCTGGCCGGTAAGGATATCTCCGACCTTTCCAGAAAGTATCAGGATCTGGATCGTCAAATCAAAAAGTCGACTCAGGATCAGGAGGCATTAAATCGGCAGCTTAAGCGGGCCGAGCGTAGGGATCGTTGGAAAGGGCGAGCTGCTGCTGTGCCTGGCATGATGGGGAGGGCGGCGGTGGGTGGTGCAATGGGCCTGGCGGTTGGCTCGATTGCCCCGGCTGCAATATTTGCCAGTACGATTCAGATGAATGCCGAGACGTCCGAAAAAATCGGGCTCGCGCGCAGCTATGGCGTGGGCATCGATAAATATGCGGCCTGGGAAAACATCGGTAAAAAAGCGGGGCTTAACGGTGAGAACGTCGGCGATCTCACAGAAGAACTGACGAACAAGATCGGTGAGAAGGGAAACGAAAAATCACTGAATCCCATGCTGGCCCAGTTGAACCTCAGCAAACGCCGGATGAATGGCTGGAGCCGGGAAAAGCAGTTTGACGAAGTGATGAGCCGCCTTTCTCGCTTAAAGGATGATAAGCAGGCAGCGAGCCTTGCCGATCAGTTGATGGGCGGCGAAGCCAATAAAATCATGACCTATATGCGCCTCACCGGTAAGACCTGGGAGCAGACGATGGCTGATGCCAAAAAGTCTAATCTGCTCACTCAGGAGGGGGCAGAAGGCGCAGCCAGGGCGCACTTTGCAGTAACCAACCTTTGGGGATCCATCACCTCCGGTCTTGCAGACACACTCGGCAAAATCGGCGGCGAACTTGCGCCAGATATCGACCGGCTGAAAGAAAGCGCTGTCGGTTGGTTTCATGAAAATCAGGCTGGCTTTGTGAGCGGGATACGCGGCTGGATCCAGGATGACGGGCCTGAACGGTTCTTTGCCGGGGCCAAAAGGCTGGGCGAGGGTTTGCTTAAGCTCGGGGAAATTACCTGGGCGGTGGCAAAAAAACTATCCTGGATCCTTGCCGATGACGAGAAAAACCAGGGCGTAATTTCCGATTACATCAAAAACGGAAACAGCTACGCCGGGGCGCAATCACTGGCTGCGGGTTACGGGCTTGAGGACTGGTTTAAAGAGAACTATACGCCTGAAAAAGTAGCCGAAGCGCAGAAAGCGGCGGCAGACGCCAGGGCAACACCCGGGGCGCTGGCGCAGCGGCAAGCAACGCAGCAAATCGGTTATGGGAACTATGCCCCACGCGTTGAAATAAACGTGCAGGCTGCACCGGGGCAGTCGGCGGAAGAAGTCGGGCAGTCAACCTACCAGGCTTTTAAAAAGGGGCTGCCGATGGGTCCTGGTGGCTCAGGCGCTATGTATGACATTCCGGGGTGAACATGACAGATGATGTCAGCAGTGACGTGATGATGGGGCTTGGAGAGACCTTCATTTTTTCAATATCGACGGTCGCGTATAGCAACCTGCAGCGATCAGATGAATGGCGCTGGGTTGAGCAGACGCGGTTCGGAAAAAACGACGCGCTGCAGACTACAGGCAGGCCGAACCCTGTTATTACCCTCGCTGGGAAAACGCATGCTTATTTCATGGATGGTGTGGGGATTGGGCAGATCGAACTCCTGCGGCAGTTGGGCGACGCTTACACACCACTGCAGCTCGTTACTGGATCCGGGGAAGTATTGGGGTACTGGGCGATAACGGCCCTCACAGAGGCGCAGACGTCGTTTCTGATGAAAGGTGCACCAAAACAGCAGGAATTTACGCTGACGCTTAAATACTACGGTGATCGGCTTTCACGGGAGGGGTGATGGTTACTTACACGACGCGAGACGGCGATCGCCTGGACCAGATTTGCCTTACCGTGTACGGCAAAACGGGCAAGACGACGGAGGAGGTTTTATATCTCGTCGCCAACTACGGGATCGTTGATATGTGTGCAGTATTCCCAGCGGGTCAGGTTATCGAACTGCCTGAGATTGCAGCCGAGCCGATAGTCGAGGAAACACAGCTATGGGAGTAAGCAAGGGGTACATTGAAACAGGGGAGCAGCCATGGCTCCCCAATTTTTTTATATCGGTCGGTGATACGGATATCACGGAAAAAGTGAGAAAGGGGCTGATCAACATCTCGCTTGATGATTATGGTGGGTCCAGTAAGCAAACGGATCAGATAAAGGTCGCTATTGTGTCTGAATCGCTGCGGATTCCGGCCAGGGGCGTCAAGGTCACCCTCGGCCTGGGTTTTGGTACTCAGATCGTTAATAAGGGCGTATATGTCGTTGACGGCGGATCCAGCGGTAGTGAGCCTCGTGTCGTTGAGTTCACCGCAAAAGCCGCCCCGATGAACAGCGCGAAAGGGCTTAATACCGTACAGAGCAAAAAAACACGCTCTTGGACCAGCCACACGATCGGCGATATTGTTGCTAAGGTCGCAACGGATAACGGCCTGACGGCCCGCGTTTCCTCCCGTTTCGCCAGCGAAATTATTGAGCAGTTTGACCAGGTCGGGGAGTCCGACGCGAATTTAATTTCCCGGCTTGCCGATCGCTTTGACGCTGTCAGTAAAGTGGCCGGTGGATACTGGATGTTTTTGCCGCGTGGATCAGGAGAGTCAGCCACCGGGAAGCCGCTCAAGCATTACACACTTAAGCGCCAGGGGAACACCCGGTGGAGTTATTCACGTAATGGGCGCAGCGGTGACAGCGGCTCAAATGAGGGCAGCAGCGGCGACACTTCAACCTTTGTCATCAAATATCATGACCAGGCCACCGGCACGATAAAGGAGCTGCGTTCGGGCAGTGGTGAGCCAGTTATTGAAGCTCCATTTGTTGAGCCATCACTTGAAGATGCACAGCAGTTGTTGCCGGGGCTCAGTAGTTCAAGTCAAAAGAAAGAAATCACGATGTCGCATACCATGCCAGCCACGCTCGAGCTTCTGTCCCTTACCGCTGAATGCAAAATTACGACCACCGGTTACGGGCCTGACGAAGACCGCGATTGGACGATCAGCAATCTTAATATGACTCTTGGGGAGGGCGGTTTTTCTATTCGCTTAAGCTTGGAGTAAAACGCAGCACACCAAAACCATTCACTTGAAGAATTACTCAACCTCTATTACTGTATGTATATACAGTAATTATAAGAAAAAAGGCGCAATATAATGTTTGCCTTGGTTGATGTGAATTCTTTTTATGCGTCATGTGAATCTATTTTCAGACCAGACTTGAAGGGTCGGCCCATCGTGGTTTTGTCGAATAACGATGGGTGTGTCATTGCCCGAAGCGCTGAGGCAAAGCAGCTCGGCATTGCTATGGGGGAGGCGTACTTCAAGCAGCGGGATCTTTTCAGGCTCTATAATGTGGCTACGTTCTCCAGTAATTACGAGCTTTATGCAGACATGTCCAATCGGGTCATGACGACGCTGGAGGAAATGTCACCGCGCGTTGAAATTTATTCTATTGACGAGGCCTTTTGTGACCTTACCGGCGTGCGGAACTGCCGGGACCTGGAGGATTTTGGCAAAGAGATCCGCGCCACGGTTCTGCAAAATACGCATCTTACTGTCGGCGTCGGGATAGCCCAGACAAAAACCCTGGCGAAGCTCGCCAACCACGCAGCAAAAAAGTGGCAGAGGCAGACCGCTGGCGTTGTGGAGTTATCGAATGTTGATCGCCAGCGGCGCCTGATGTCTATAGTGCCTGTAGAGGATGTCTGGGGTGTTGGCCGGCGCATAAGTAAAAAACTAACTGCTATGGGTATTACTAATGCTTGTCAGCTCGCAGATACCTCGCCATGGGTCATCCGCAAGCACTTTAACGTTGTGCTGGAGCGCACGGTGCGCGAACTGCGCGGCGAGTCCTGCCTGGAGCTTGAAGAATTTGCACCCGCAAAGCAGGAGATCGTCTGCTCCCGCTCTTTTGGTGAAAGGGTGACGGAGTACGAACAGATGCACCAGGCTATCTGCAGCCACGCGGCGCGCGCGGCGGAAAAGCTACGTGGAGAGCATCAATATTGCCGCTACATATCAGCATTCGTTAAAACATCGCCATTCGCGCTTAATGAACCGTACTACGGCAACAGCGTATCCGTAAAACTCCTCACGCCAACCCAGGACACACGCGACATCATCAACGCCGCGGTACGCTGCCTGAACAATATCTGGCGTGACGGCCATCGGTATCAAAAAGCAGGGGTCATGCTGGGTGATTTTTTCAGTCAGGGGGTGGCCCAGCTAAATCTTTTCGACGACGCACCACCGCAGCAAAACAGCGAGAAACTGATGGAGGTGTTGGATCATCTCAATGCAAAAGACGGAAGGGGAACGCTGTTTTTTGCGGGTCAGGGTATTCAGCAGCAGTGGCAGATGAAAAGGGAAATGCTTTCGCCGCGGTACACAACAAGATTTTCAGATTTGCTGATCGTTCGCTGA